CTTTGCCCGGCTCAAGCGGGATTTTGCCGCCACCCATTCGGGCATTGCCAACAGCCACCGCGTGGCATTCCTGGAACAGGGGATGCAGTGGCAGACCATTGGCATTCCCCCGGAGGATGCCCAATTCCTCCAGACCCGGTCATTCCAGATTGGTGAGGTGGCCCGGTGGTTCAATATCCCGGTCAGCAAGCTCCGGGATTCGGGCGGGGCCAATTATGCCAGCCTGGAGCAGGAGAACATGGCATTCCTGGCGGAAACCCTCCGCCCATGGCTGATCCGATGGGAACAGGAAATCTCCGCCAAGCTTTTGCTGAAGCATGAAAAACCGACCTATTACGCGGAGCACCTGGTGGATGCCATCCTCCGGGTGGATTTGGCCGCCAGATACAACGCTTATGCCATCGGTAGAAATTGGGGTTGGTTGTCAGTTAACGATATCCGCGCAAAAGAGGGCATGGACCCGGTTGAGGGTGGTGATGTTTACCTCCAGCCGTTGAACATGCAGCCTTTGCAAGCGCCCGCGGGCCCATCGGCCCCGACAGCAACCCCGGCGGTGGGAGTGGCACCTCCACCCCAATCCCCTCCTGCTCCCACTGCCGGGGCTCCAGCAGATGCTGAAACCAACCAACTGGAGCCCTGTGAGGCGGCCAAGCGCCTGGCGGAGGCCATGACTGAGCATCAGATCATGGCCTGTGAGCACGGGAAAACCAACCGGTGCCCCATTTGCGGGATCAAGAAAGAGCGGGAGCTTGTGCCCCCGGCCAGGCCGGGTGGTGAGCATTCCTGGTCATTCAAATGGGTGGCCATTTGATGGGGCTGTGGGGCTGGCTGTGCGGGCTGTTTGCCGGCCCGGTCTGGGGCAGCGCCAGGCGGAGCCCGCAATGGGGCAGGGTGCGGGCTATGGTGCTGGATGGGGCAACCTGTTCGGCCTGTGGCGTGGATCGGGGCCTGGAGGTTCACCACATCGAGCCTTTCCACATCCGCCCGGATCTGGAGCTGGAGCCAAGCAACCTGATTCCCCTGTGTGAGCGGTGCCATCTGGTTTTCGGGCACCTGGGGTGTTGGCGATGCCACAACCCACTGGTGGCCATGGATGCCGCCACGCACAAGGGCCGGGTGCATGAGTACCGAGGAGCACACCATGGCTAGGAATTGTGAGCGCCGGGTGGCAGTCATCCAGCCCGAGGGCAGCAAGCTGGTGGGCTATGCCGCGGTATTTGGCCCCTTGAGTGAGGACTTGGGCGGGTTCCGTGAGCGTGTGGCCCCCAATGCGTTTGACCGGAGCCTGGCGGATGACACCGACATCCGGGCCCTGGTGGACCATGACACAGCCAAGGTGATCGGGCGCCGGAGCTCCGGCACCCTCCAGCTTGCCACGGATGAGCGTGGCCTCCGGGTGGAAATTGACCTCCCGGAAACCACCTACGCCAATGACCTGCGGGCCCTGCTCCAGCGTGGCGATGTGAGCCAGATGAGCTTTGCTTTTATGGTGGAGCCAAATGGTGAGAAATGGGAGGGCCGGGATGAGTCTGGGGCGCGGATCCGGACCCTCACCGATGTGCAGCTCATCGAGGTTTCCGTGGTGACCATTCCGGCATACCCGGACACCGTGGCGGCCTTGCGGTCCATGCAACGGCTGGACCAGGCGAAGCAAGCCAGGGATTTCTGGCTGGCTAGGAACAGGGTGGCCCCGCGTTGGGGCAGGTGATCGGGCGGGGTGTTGGTTACGGTTTTGGGTATTTGATTGGCATTCAAGGAGAAAGATCATGGCGAATGCGACTCTGGACATCCGCAAGCTCCTGGCTGAGCGCCGGGACTTGGTGGCAAAGCTGGACAACCTGAACAAGCGCGAGCTTTCCCCCGAGGAAAAGGCCGCGTGGGATGAGCTCACGGCCAAGGTGGCTGAGCTGGATTCCAAAGTGGCAGCCATTGAGGATGCCATTGGATCGGATGAAGCTGCTGAGGAGGCCCCCATGGAAGATGTGCAAGCCCCGGCCCCTGCTGAAGAGGTTCAGCAGAACAGCGCCAACCTGGACAACCTCCAAAAGCGCCTGCTGAGCGCCCTGGAGAAGGCTGAGCGCCAGAGTGTTGGGCGCCGGTCTGCCCCGGCTTTCGTGCGGGATCTGAATGATGCCCGCGCCCGGAAGGACAAAGATCTGGCCCTCCGCGGCTGGCTGTTGGGCAACCGGGCCGGTGCTGAGCACCGGGCTGCCGCCCAGCGCACCGGGTTGGACCTGTTCAACCCAAACCTCACCCTCACGGCTGAAACCCGTGACAACAGCACCAGCAGCTCCGCGGGTGGCTACACCATTCCCCAGGGTTTCCTGGCGGAGCTGGAGAAAAAGCAGGCCTTTTTTAATCCCCTGCTGAATGTGGCCCGGGTGATCAACACGGCTGAGGGCAACACCCTGCCGATGCCGACCATTGATGACACCAGCAACCTGGCTGCCCTGGGCGCCGAGGGTACGGCTGTCACCGCGGTGGATCTCACCTTTGGCACCGTCAACCTGAGCAGCTACCGGCTGGAAAGCCTGGTGATTGCCAGCAATGAGCTGCTGAGGGATACCGGGATCAACCTGGAAACCGAGATCGGCGGTTTGCTGGGTGAGCGGATCGGGCGCAAACAATCCGCCTACCATGCCACTGGCACCGGCTCCAGCCAGCCTGAGGGTGTGGTGACCGGCTCCTCTGCTGGTGTGACCGCGGCCTCCGCCACGGCCATTGCCATCAATGATTTGATCAGCCTGTGCAACAGCCTGGATGCGGCCTACTGGCCCAACGCCAGGTTCATGATGCACCAATCGGTTTGGGCGGCCATCCTCAAGCTGCAAGACAGCCAAGGCCGGCCCCTGGTTACCGACTACATCAACGGCAACCAACCCAAGCTGTTGGGCTATGAGGTGATCCTCAATAACAACATGGCCAGCAGCATTGCCACCACAAACAAGACCGTCTTGTTTGGCGATTTCAGCAAATACTACATCCGCCAGGTGGGCAGCCTCGAGCTCATCCGCCTCAACGAGCTGTACGCCAACAAGTACCAGACGGGCTTCATGGTCGTTTCGTTCGAGGATGCCAAGGTGGTCCAGTCTGCGGCCATCAAGCGCCTCACCCAGGCCTAATGACACCGGGGAAGGAGAAAGAGCATGAAGGTGCAGATTTTGGAATCTATGGCGGGGGATGCCTTCTCCTGGATTCCCGGTGACATTGCCGAGGTGGATGACGCGGAGGGTGCCCGGCTGGTGGAAGCTGGCCGGGCCATCCCCCTGGAATCCCGGAAGGTGGAAAGCCCTGAGGCCAGCGCCAAGCCGGCCAAGCGGGAGAAGAGATGAGCCAGACACTCAGCCTCAAGGTGATCACGGCAAGGGCCAACCCTGCCGTGAGCCTCTCGGATGCCAAGGCCTACCTGCGGGTGGATGGCTCCGCGGAGGATACCCTCATCTCGGGGCTGGTGTCTGCCGCCACGGATATGGTGGAGCTCCGGACACGCCGGAGCCTGGTCAACCAGACTTTCCGGTGGTCATTCAATGAATTCCCGGCGGGGCCCGTGGAGCTGCCACGGAGCCCCGTTTCGTCTATTTCGGTTGGCGGGGCCTATGCCTATGCCATGCCGCGGGTGCGTTACTACGACCAGGACGGCATCCAGCAGACTGCCGTGGTGGATGAGGATTATTTTCTGGACCTGGACAATAACCCGCCCAGCCTCCAGCTTTTCCCGTTCACCATCTGGCCATTGACTGAGCTGGACCGGGCCAAGGCCGTCGAGGTGGATTTCGTGGCCGGCTATGGCGCCACCTCAGCCAATGTGCCGGAACTACTCCGCCAGGCTGTGCTCATGCTGGTGGCTCACTGGTTTGAGAATCGGATGGCTGTGGGGCAGGTTGGCACGGAGGTGCCACTGGCGGTGGACAGCATCCTCCGGATCTACTCGGATGGATCCTACTGATGCCACCCATTGGCCAGCTCCGGCACCGTATCGACCTGCAGGCCCCCACGGATGCCGCGGACAGCTACGGCCAGCCCACCAGGAGCTGGAGCACCTACGGCACGGTATGGGCCCAGATCGAGCCCGCGGGCGGTGGTGAGGGTGCCGTGGCCAATGAGCAGCAGGTGACAGCCACCCACACCATCACCATCCGATACCTGGCCGGCGTGGCCTCCACCCATCGGGCCAT